GCGCGCTGATCCCGGTTGATCCGCAGGCGGTCGAGTTCATCAGCAAGTTGAAGTTGGGGCAGGGCGTCACCGCGGCGATCAAGCGGCACCGGAACCCGGCCTTCCACCGCAAGTTCTTCGCGCTGCTGAATCTTGCCTTTGACGCATGGGAGCCTGCTGTGGCGACCTTCAAGGGCCAAGTCGTCGGCAAGAACTTCGACCAGTTCAGGAACGACATCCTGTGCATCGCTGGCCACTACGAGATGGCAGTGAACCTGCGCGGCGAGACGCGCGTGACGGCCAAATCGATCAGCTTCGCGAACATGGACCAGATCGAGTTCGAAGACGTCTACAACAGCGTGGCGAACGCGATCCTGGCGCGCATCCTGACCAACTACACCCGCGACGACCTGGACGGCGTGATCGACCGCCTGATGGGCTTCCTATAACGACAACGAGAGAGACAGCATGGACACCAAAGACCTTTGCGAGCACACCCGGATCCGCCTGATCGCGGCCGCAGTCGGACACCAGCAGTGCACGAAGACCGAATCGGCCCTGATCCCGCTGCCGGGCACGCCGAAGTTCATCGCGATCGGCACGCTGCCGGCCATCGCGAAGGTGCTGATGGTTGAGCCGCCGGCGGTTGCTGCATCCATCCCGCCATCTACCGCACCAGCACCGCAGACCGCAACCGAGGCGCAGATTCTGGCAGCCGCCCGTGCGCTCGCGGACCGGAGCGCTGATTCGTGCAACGTCAACCGAGATGACAACTGGATGATCTACAGCTCGGAATTCATCGAGGACGCACGCATTGCATTTACGGCTGCCGCCAAGGCTGCACCAGCACCGCAGCAGAGAAAGCCGAGCGACGAACTGCGCGAACGCGTGCGCGATGCTGTCTCTAATGCGCTGCACGGCGTCTACTACTGCGGGCGCGTATGGGAAGCGTGGCAGGTCAACACGATGCGCGAAGACGACTTCACGCCCGCCGCCGAGGTGGACGATGTGCTGGAAGGAATCGTCGACGCCGCGCTCGTGGAAGTCGACCAGGCTGCGCAAGCCGCCCCGAGCGCGCCCACGGAAAAGGTCGAGCAAGGCAAGTTCGCAGAACGGCTCTACGGCCCGAAGCCGACCGCCGACGAGCGCCGCGATGCACTGCACACGCTGGCACTGATCTTCGCTGCCGCCGAAACTGACTCGGCACGCGAAGCCTGCTTCGAAGACATGTACAGCGAATTTCTCGCCGTGCCGCGCATGTCGATTTTCGACGGCCTGACGCGCCACACCGGGGCCGAAATCTCGACCAACTACACGTTCGAAACCGAGGAATTCTTCGAGGTCGAAGCCGTTGAGCGAGTGCTGCGCGACGCATCCAAGGCCGCCCCGAGCGCGAAGGCCGAGCCGGTGCAGTTCGACGAAGACGAGCTTCGCAAGCTGATCCTTCATGTCTCCAACACGTCGCACTGGTGCGGACGCATTGGCGGTGACGCCGATGATTATGAAGCCGCGCTGGACAAAGCGATTGCTGCTGACGGGAAGCTGTTCAACTACGTCAAGAATCTCGCTGCTCCCGCGCCTGCAGTACAGGCCGAGGATGTGCGCAATCAGGCGACCGAACCCGAAGCCGAGGAATGCTGGTCTGCCAACGAAGAAGACTTTAACGCTACGTCGCTCGACCAACTGCTGAGTGAGAACGACCACCTGAAAGCGGGTGATACCGTTTGGGTCGGCGAAGCCGTGCGACCCGACCCGGCGCAACTGGTCAACGAAGACGGCATTATCGAGAACATCGGCGAGGCCGCGTATGACATCGCTGGAGAGCACGCGGAAGACTACCCGGAAGTGACCAACGAGCAGGCCAAGGAACTGGAATCGTTGGTCGCCGACTGGATCAAGCGCACCTGCCCGCCGACCTTCTGGACCGTCACGAACATCCGGCCGTACCGCCTGAGCCATGACGACTTCCCGAATGACTCAACGCCGATCCACGCCAACATTGATTTCGCTGCCCCGAGCACCAGCCAAACCAGCGAACAACAGGGAGGCGAGTGATGGACAACCAAGCATGCTCCGCATCCATCCAGGGGCCGGGCCTGTGCCGCAACGGCTTCTTGCAACAGGCTTCCTGCCACGGCATGGGCTTCACCTGCCCGACCTGCGGCAAAGCGTCTGAGCGCACGCCAATGTGCATGCAGGAAGACGTGCCGCCGCGCCACTTCTCGCTGTGGTTCAACGAGAACGGCCTGCCGAAGTTCGCCCAGGCCGAGGCGGACAACCGCACTAGTAGCGACAAACAATAACGAGGACTGAACGATGAATAAGAACACCACCGCAGCACAGCCGCTCGACCTGGACAAGCTGGAAGCACTGGCGCTCGCATGGCAGAACGAAAACTGCAACCACTGGTACAACGACTTCGAACTTTCTGACGGCATCAGCTACGAGCCTGCGGCCAATTTCATCACTGGCTTCAGTCCTGCTACGGCTCTCGCCCTGATCGCTCAGGCACGCGCCGCCCAGTCTGTACAGGCTGGAGAAGCGGTAGACGCACGGCGGGCCGCGTCACTCGGGATGCAGAATCAGGCCAACTTCCGCGCGGCATGTGCGCGCCAAGGCGTTCAGCCTTCACAGGAGTTGTTTAGCTTGTGGCAGGACGCCCGCGCCACCCTTGCCCCGGTAGCCGCCCAGCAGGCCGCAGCCGTGGCAGCGCCGAGTGATGAGCAGTCGAACGTATTGCCGCCCTTCGCGGCACCCGCTGGCCAACTTAGCTTTGACGACGCGACTATCGAAGAGGCTGCGTTGAAGCACGTTGCTACGGACTGGCACCGGATTTCCCACCTGATTCCGGACTACCGCTGCACTGAACAATTCGCGCGACTGAAAGCATTTGCCGAAGAGTTAGCCCGCCGGGGCCGCGCGCAGGGCGGCAACACGAGTACCGAAAGCTGCTCGGCTGTCGCAGCGACGACCAGCGAGGATGCGCGGGATGCTGCGCGGTATCGTTGGATTCGAGACTCAGGCAACCTGCCAATGATCACCATCGGTGGCCGCTGGTATGGCACCCAACACGACAAGTGTCTTGATCTTGATGCAGCCATCGACGCAGCCATGCGCGCCACCCAGCAGGAGGGCGGCAATGCGTAACGCTACGTTGATTGCGGCGATCGCCGCTGCGCTCTCGCAAAAGGTCGCGCCTGCTAAGCCGGCCAGTGAGGCGCAACCCAAAGGTAAGCCTCGCGCCCAGGTCTCGCGCTGCATGGGCATGGATTGTTTTTGCGGTGGCGATTGCCCCGATCTGAAAAGGAAACCGAATGAATAACCAGAACCAAGGCGCGAGTATTGAAGCCGAGCGCGAGTATCTGCGCTGGTGGACCGCCATCGAAACCGACACGCGCAAGTCAATGATGGTCAGTGCTCATCGTGAGCCGGAAAGGCTGCATGCGCTGGTGAAGATGGCTTTCTGCGCAGGGCTGGACGCCGCCCGCCGCACCCCTGCTGCCGCTGTCGGAGCGGGAGAGCTGCCGCCGATGCCGGACCCGATGGTTTCGACCAGGCATGGCACACCTTGCTATACCGTTGGTCAGATGATGGACTACGCCCGCGCCGCTGTCGCAGCTGATCGCGCACAGCGCCATGCACCAGTAGTGCGAGAAGTGCCGGATGATGGCGAGCCAATCTACGGGCAGCGCGAGGAGGAAGCGGGCCACAAGATCAAGGCCGCCGGACTCATGGAGGAGGCGTCAATTCTGTGCGAAGCCGCACGCCGCTCCCAAGCTCGCCTCGACTACAGGTTCGCCGCCTCTACCGCCACTGTGACCGCCCCGGCGCAGCCTGCCGATGCAAACTGGCAGTACCGCGTCAGCGCTGGCCCGGCAACAGGCTGGAGCCAGTGGCATCCCGGTCGTGGCGATGAGTTCGAGAACAGCTATAAGGTTGAGCGCCGCCGCGTTACCGCCGCACCCGCTGCGCAGCAAGGAGCGCCGATCAGCGCCGACCGCCGATTCATGGACGCGCTGGACGCCTACATGGACGCCGTGACCTATGACGAGCGCAACAGCGACAAGCGTATCGCGTGCCGCTTGGAGATCTTCGCCGCAGCCAACGCCTGGCGTGCAGCCATAGCAGGTGCTGCGTCGGCCCTTGAAAAGCTGCCTCAATGGATCGATGACCTCAAAGGGAAAGACCCGACCATCGATGACCTGATCACCTACATCCTGTATGTCCGCGCCCTAGCTGCGCGCTACAGCACGAAAGTCGATCAGCTTCTCGCCGCTCCTGCTCCTGCTCCTGCTCCTGCTACTGCGGGGATGGTGGAGGATGCCAAGGATGCGGCGAGACTCGACTTCCTTGAGCAGATTGCTGAGCGCAAGGAAGACTCGATGCCCAACGTCCGCGCCTTCGGAAAGACCTTCGTAGCCGAAACGTTGCGCGAAGCCATCGACGCAGCTATGGCCGCTCAGCAGGCCCAAGCCAGCGCCAAGTGGTTCGCCGCCTGGATGGATGAATCGGGCCGCCCGAAGCTGGCTCAGGTGATCGCCAAGGAAAGCGGCGCTATGGGCGACGATCTGAAAGGAGTCGAACATGGCTGAGAAAACCATCGTGCAGGATGTGATCGACATCTTCCGAGGCGCTGGCTTCGAGGTGCGCGAGTACCTGGGCACGGGCAACCCGTTCACGGTAGTCGGCTCGCTCGACAGCGCGGCGATCTTGCTGGAGAAGATCCTGGCCACGGAGCAGCCCGGCGTCGAGCGCTTCCACTGGACGCGTAAGGGCATGGTGCTCGACAAGAACGGATTCTACATCCACCGCCGCGCCAGCGACGATCTGAACTTGGCCGCCTCTCAGGAGGCAGCGAGCGCCAAGAGTGGCGAGAAGGCTACCCCGGAAACCAAAAAGGAGAACGAATAATGACCAAGGTTCAAGTAGTTGACTGGGGCGACAACGCCTTTAAGCGCACGAAGAAGGCAACCGGCACCGCATCCAGCGAAGTGATTGCCGAGGTGGAGGTCGCTCGATTCACTGGCCTGAGTTTCGACGGCGGGCGCCTGGATATTGCAGGGTATCCGGACACCATCTGGATCTCGTCCAATCAGTGGTCGATCAACATCGATCCGACGGAGCCGACCAATGGCTGATAACCACCTCAACATCGAAGCCGGCTTTACCTGCTACAACTGCGGCGCAAAAGGAAGTCATCACGAAGGCTGTCCAGCGGTCCGCCGCGCTCCTGTCGCCGATGGTGCGGCACTACGCTGGAAGTTCAATGGCATCGCGGGCCTAAAGCCGTATCTGACCGATAAGCAATACCAAGCGCAGACGCCAGGCACGAAGAAATGGTACGACCCGATCTGCGACCGATGTGGCCCTGATGATGGTGCGGCAGTAGACCTGCCGGAGTTGCCGCAGCCCGCATTCCATACTCAGCACGGCTATGTCTACCTCGCCGAGCAGGTCGAGCAGATCCAGCGCGAAGCCATCTCTCACTACCTGCGCAAGCAAGCCGGCCAGGTTGGCGAACAGCGCGAAGCAGTCAAGTTCGCGGCGGTCCTGCGCAACACCATCGTGGCCGCGAAGAAGGAGCGCAACTGGTTCCTTGCTGATCTGGCGCGCGACACCCTGCACCAGCTGGCAGCACTGGAGGCGGGTCAGGAAGGCGAGCAGCCGACTATCAATAAAGGAGAGAATGCGTGAAAGCTTACAAATTGGAATTGCTTGTCATCGACTTCGAGAATTACGGCCCCGAATCGCTTTCGGTCATTGCCGAGAATGCGCGCGGGCTAGACCCGACCGTCATGTCTATCGAAGGTCGCGACATCGGCGAGTGGACCGACGACCACCCGCTCAATAAGCACGATACCGCCGAAGCTGAATACAAGCGTCTGTTCGCCCCTGTCTCCGCCCCTACTGCAGGGGAGAGACAGAGCATTGCCGACGATCCGGAATTTAACGAGCTGCTGGCCGCGTTCGGCCACAACTGGACCGAGGGCGACGAGAAGCAGGCCGGGAGCCGTGCCGCCCTCATCGCCCACATCGACACCTTGTTGCAGGGCGCTCGCAGTGCTGGCGATGCAGTGCCGGCAGGGTTCAAGCTGGTGCCAATCAAGGCTGATGCGATGATGCTGCGCGCGGGCATGCGCCATTTCAGTGACAAGCGATCCCCTGCGAACAAAGCATGGGAATGCTACCGCGACATGATCGGCGCTGCTCCTGCTCCTGGCAATACCGAAAAGCCGGGACTAGACCCAGAGCAGCAGACCAGTGCGCAATTCTCGGCGCTGGGCAATATCGAAGAAGGAGAAAACGCATGATCGAACGACAGCAGGATCGCCGGCAGAGCCAGGCCATATTTTACGACGCGATCACTGATCGCCGCAGTCTCGAGCGCCGGGATCAACCGGCGGTTCCCGCGCAACCGGGAATGATCCGGCCGGCGCCGGGCGAGGTTCCGCCGCGGGTCGAGCGCCGTCGATTTCCGGATACTGGAATGGAATAGGGGAAGGGGATGTCGGATACATTTTTGGCAGCGGAAGAAGTGCGCGAGCTGACGGGGCGCACTAAGCACGCACTGCAGGCGGACCAGTTGCGCGCGCAGGGCATTCCGTTCTTCACCAATGCAGTCGGGCGCCCGATTGTCCCGCGCGCGGCGATCGAGGGGCGGGTGAAGACGGCAAAACCACCCGAGAAGGTATGGGTGCCGGACGTATTACGGAAGGGATGATGTATGGGCCGCAGGCCAACGAAAAACTTGAACCTGCCGAAGGGGATGCGCGCGCGCGTCAGGGGAGGGCGGACCTATTATCTGCTCGACCTGGGCGGGCGGCCGCGCCGGGAGGTGCCGCTCGCGGTCGATGATTACGTGGCCGCAGTGCAGAAGTGGGCGGAGCTGACAGTAAGCGCGGTGCCGGCCGCCGCCGCGATCACGCTCCGGCACGCGGCCGAGCGCTACATGCGCGAAGTGCTGCCAGGGAAGGCCCCAGGGACGCAAAAAAATAACCTGCGTGAGCTGGAGGTGTTGTACCAGTTCTTCGACAAGCCGCCGATCCCGCTGGACAAGATCGAACCTATGCACGTGCGGCAGTACCTGGACTGGCGCGTGCGGATGACGAAGGAAAAGGCAGTCGAGGCAAACAGGCAGCGTGCACGCGAGAAGAAGCCGTTGCAGCCGGTGCCGCCAGACCTTGGGCACGTGAGCGCGAACCGCGAGAAGGCGCTGCTGTCGCACATCTGGAATTTCGCGCGCAACGAGGGATTGACCAACAAGGCCAACCCGTGCGCGGGTATCAAGGGGCACGAGGAAGATGGGCGCGACGTCTACATCGAGGATGATGTCTATCAGGCCGTACACGACGCCGCTGAGCCGCCCCTCAAGGATGCGCTCGACCTGGCCTACCTGACTGGGCAGCGGCCGGCGGACGTGCTGAAGCTCACGCGCGCCGACGTCAAGGAAGGGGCGCTGTGGCTCCGACAGAGCAAGACCAAGCACAAGCTCCGCATCGCCATCGAGGGCGAGCTCGCAGCGCTGCTCGAACGCATGGCGCAGCGCAAAGTGATGGGGCTCGGCCTGATCAACATGCCAGACGGGACGCCGATGACGAAGTTCATGATGCGCGGCGCAATGGACCGTGCGCGCGCCGTTGCCGCCGCCGCGCGGCCCGACCTAGCCGAACGCATCAAGGAATTCCAGTTCCGGGATCTGCGCGCGAAAGCGGCGACGGACAAGGACGAATCGGCCGGCATGGCCGCGGCCCAGGAGCAGCTCGGACACACGACGCCGACCATGACGCGCCAGTACGTCCGGCACCGCAAAGGCAAGCTGGTAAAGCCCACGAAATAGAATTTTGCGGAAAGGCTTTGCGATTGCGGAAAAGCGTAAGGCAGAGCCAAATTGCTAAACGCCGCACCAGTGCTATAATCCGGGCCGGCGCGGGCATGGCGAAATTGGTAGACGCATCAGACTTAAAATCTAAAAGCAAGTCGTTAAAAATCAACGGCTTGACCTCAAAATTCGTTCCGCAAAAGAGGCATTTAAGCCGCCACGACCGCCCTATGAAAATGGATGACCTCGGGGCGTTTTGCGGAAAGCCTTTTGCGCTATCTCGTCAGTCTACTTGCGGACATGCGTCACCATGTCGGCATGACCACCGACCGCAATAATTCCGACCTCGCCATCGCCGTCGACCTGGCCCTGCTGCTGGCCGAGTCCAAGGGCGCCCAGCGCGCTGCCGCCTTCCTTACTGCGCGCGGCGCCGGGTTCGCGCTTACTTGCCGGGTTCTGGCTGATCCGGCGCGGCGGCGGGCGGCACAACCACCTCTCCGTCCACCACCTGCACCACCAGCTGATCGCCCTGCGGGGTGAGCAGGTGGATGTCCATCACTTCGCGTTCACGGCACGGCAGGCTTCGAAGCGTTCGACGACGCGGGCGTATCGCTGCACAAGTCGTTGATGGTCTGCGACGAGGCTGAGAAGATCCGCAGAAACGTCGGGCACCATTGCAGGTCCTTCTCCGTCAGCTGCAGGTCCGCCGGCAGCGGGTCGATCACCGGGCGCGGCGCCGGCAGGTACGGGGCTGGCTGCGGGGCAGCGCAGGCGGTCAGTGCCAGCGCGCACGCGGCGCTGAGCATCGTCGAGGTTCTCGGCATATTCCTGTTCCTTTTTGAAGGCGTCGGCGTCTTTGTCGTGCAGCTGGGCGCGCAGGTCCGACTCGGTTTCGTGGTTGCGCTCGGCCTCGGCCTGGCGCAGTAGTTCGCCGGCTGCGACTGCGGCATCATGGCCGGCCTGGTAGCGCTCGGCGCCGTAGTGCTCCAAGGCGAACCAGCCGCCGGCGGCCATGGCGGCCAGCACCAGGGTAGCGACCAGCAGTCGCTCGAGCGCACTCATTTCGCCCCCGGCGTCAGTTGGTCGTAGAACTGCAGATTGCGCACGCGGATCGTTGCCTGTAGCTTCTTGGCGTATTCCGGATCGGTGGCGTAGCCGGCCTTCTGCAGCGCGGTCGCCCAGCCCATTCCGGTCGTCTCCTTGAAGCATTCCCGGTATCGCGGGTTCGCCAGCAGGAATCGGCCGTGGTCGACCATGCTCTCGACGTAGCTGTCGTACTTCCGGAACTTGTCCGTCAGGTGCACGTTGCGTCCGTCCAGGTGCTCGGTCGTAGCGAAGCTGACGGTCGGGCCGGTCCAGCTCTTGTCAGCCTTGATGCCGAACAGGTTGTTGCCGAGCGCGCGGGCGCCCCAGCCGGATTCCAGTGCGGCCTGGGCCAGGGTGATAGAGGCAGGAATCCCGGTTCGGCGCATGCACTCCTGCGCCGCGCCAGCGAGCATGCCGATGAAAGCGGAGGGCGGCATCAGACCATCTCCTTCACGTCCTTGATGATCTCGGTCAGGTCGGCGTCCTTGCGCTTTTCGATGTAATGGAAGAGGGCGCGCACCAGCAGCCAGCCAGGCAGGCCGCACGTGAACATTACGCCGCCCATGCCCATCAGGCCGATCACGTCGCCGGCCCATTTCTCGATGCCGAAGTACTTGATCGCGGCCGCGCCACCGCCCAGCGAAGCAGCGATCGTGCTGGCCAGCGATACGCGAAATTCTTTGTCGTCTTTCGGCTTCGTCATCGTCATCACGATGTACGACGCGACGCCGGCGCCGATGCCGGCAGCGCCCGCCAGGCCGCCTAGCGCCTTCCAGGCAACGACGCCGCCGGCGCCGGTAGTAATGGGTTCGCTCATGTTTTGGACTTTCATGTTGTTATTACTGGTGGTTGGGAAGGATTAGCGGCCAATGGCCAGCCAGCTCGCGCCGATGTTGATGCCGGCGCCGGTGTTTTCGTTCTCGAAGCGCAGCGTCATGTGGTCCAGCTCGCCACCGAAGGCATAGCGGAAGACCTCGCCGCCGGCGCCGTCCGGGCTGTACGGCGTCGCAACGATCGATTCGATCTGCGTGAACGGCTTCGGGAAGTTGACGATTTCCTCGCGTACGGCGCCGGCCGCCACCGGCATAAGCTCGGTGCTGCCCCACTGCATGAGGCGCCCGCCTGGCATGTACGAATACTTCTGCGTCAGGTCGGCGCCGCTCTTCGCCGTGTCGGTGACGGTGCCGTAGATGCGGCTGCCGATGTTGTTGACCTGGCAGTTCGGGCCCGAAACCTTGAACTCGTAGCCGGCCGTCTGCGCGGTGCCTATCAGGTTGACCACCGTGTCCGGGCACTTCACCTGCATTTCGCGGAAGTAGCCGCCGATGATGTTCACGGTCTGCGCATCCGAGCCGATCCCAGGGTCGTAGTCGAAGACAATCGGGTTGTCGATGTTGCAGCTCTCGAACGTCACCGGGCCGGTGCGTGCCTCGTCGTAGCGGACGCGGTAGAAGAAGCGCGCGCCAACGACGTCACCTTGCTCCGACTGGCAGTTGACCACCAGCAGGGGGCCGATCGGCCCGTTCACCTTGATGAAGTCCTTGCACGAGTAGCCGGTGACCGTGTCCAGCTTGATGAAGCCGGCGCGCTTGAGCTCGATGCCGGTGGTGCACGCCGAGACGATGCCGCTACGGACCACCAGCGAATCGACGTTGGTCGACTCTGTGTAGATGCCGGTGTTGCAGTTCTCGATGACGAACTGGCCACCAATTTCGATGTCGGAAACCCGGTTTTGGTCCGCATCGAAGCTGCCCAGGTAGAAGCCTTTGTCGCAGAAGCGCACCCGGAAGTTGTCGAAGGACATGAGGTCGGAGCCGCCCGGCTGGATCGAGTCCAGGCGCACGCCGTAGGCCTTCGAAATCGTGTCGGTCGCGTTGCCGATCAGCGTGAAGTTGTGAATCCGCACCGACTTGTTGTTATAGCCGGAGAACATGGGCTTGGCCGCGTTCGGGTCCGACCAGATGAACTCGGCGCCGCCCAGGTCGATGTCGAAGAAGCGGTGCTCGTCGCCCAGGAGGGAGAAATCGATCGTGTCGCTGATCAGGAACTTGCCGCCGGAGCAGTAGAGGTTGCCGCGCTGCCGGGTAGCCAGGTGGCTGACCGCGGCGCGGATGCCTGCAGTGCAGTCGGCCACGGTGGTATCCACCCCATCATTGATGAAGTCCATGATGTTGAGGTCGCCGCGCAGTTTGCGCTGAATGCTCTGCAGGGTGGCGCCGGCGCCGGACTGCAGGAAGTTCACTAGCGACGAGCCTGCCGCCGCAGCCAGCGCCGTCAGCTTGGCGAACGACGACAGAGACGGCTCCAGCGACTCCGGCGTCGCCGCGCCGCTGATGTTGTCGATCGGCCAGCCGGGCAGGGTCGTGCCCTGCGCCGTCTTCAGCACGAGCTTGTAGGTTTTGGCTGGGTCCAGCCAGATCGAGCAGGAGCCGAGCGCATCCAGAGGAATCGGGTTCTGGTTCTTGATCGTCAGGGCCTGGTCCTGGTAGGTGGTCACCGGGGTGGTGGTGCCGGCCAGGTAGGTGTAGAGCTTGCCGCCGGCCAGCGGCTTGCCGAGCTGGTCGAAAAACTGGTTTCGGGGGATGGTCGCGATGACACCGGTCATAGGTGGCCTTCTGTGGTGGGCATAAAAAAAGCCCACCGGGTCAGGGTGGGCTACAATACTTTCTCGACAATACAAACAGGCACGAAGCCCGGAGACACATGAGCTATACGGATTACTTGCTCTGGAAGGCTATCGCCATGCTGGTGATCGTCTTCGTGTGGAAGTTCATCGAAGGCATGCTCAACGGTCGTGCGAACTTGCGGGAGCTGCGCGAAGTACAGGCTGCGCGAAAAACGGATTCTCAAGGAACCGTTCCAGGGCGGATCGACCGCTCGTAGCCTGCTGGCGTGCCAGTAGCGCCGCCGTATTCGGGTCGAGCACCGCGTCGGCCAGCAGCTTCTGGATCTTCGGGTCCGCAACGCCGCCATACAGCAGGTTCAGCGGCTTGCCGAGCGCGGTACCGGCAAAAGCACTGTCAGCCAGCGAACGGCCGAGAAGGGACTGCAGAATGTTCTGCGAGGCCAGTCGCTGTGCAGAGGCTGAACCTGGGCCGTTGCCCGCAGCCGCAACCGCTGCTGTTCGGTCGGCCTCGTCGGCCACTGCGCGCAGCTTTGCCATCTGGTCTGGATCGAGGATGTTGTCCAGTGATCCGCCCAGGCCCTTTCTACCCGTTGCCTGCTCGATCAGCCGCGGCTCGTCGCGCAGAAGGCCGAGCAGGGCGTTCGCCTGCATGCGCGGGTTGCCGGACAAGTCGCTCAGGTTCGAGGTAGCCTTGCGGGCGATGTGTTCGCCAATATCCATGGCGTTGAGCGGCTTGGACAGCGAAGCGTAGCCGGATCGGGCGGCTTGGAATTCTGGGATTGCCCGCTCCATCTCGGCAACGATCGCATCGCGTGTCGCTTTGACCGCACTTGCCTCCGCGCCGGCGATACCGCTTGTCGGATCCTTTAGCAGGGCGTCCATGCCCATCTTCAGATCCTGTAGCGTCTGTCCGGTCACGTTGTCCGTGCCCAGGTCGAAGGTGCGGCCCTGCTCGCCGGCGATGTTCTGCGCTCGAGCAAGCGCCTTTTGGGCAGACGGCCGCTGGAGTAAGGCGGCCAGCTCGGGCGAAATCGCGACCTGCTGCGAGGTTGCTGCCTGGTATAGGGGTGCCGTTGCAGCCTCACGGGCCGCTACTGCTGCGCCGCGGGACGCACTGTCGCCGGCCAGAGATTGCAGCGTGTTGACGCGCGCGGCATTGTTCGCTGCCAGGCGGCCGCCGATCATGTTCTCGATCTGCGGGTCGACCGAGCGCAGCGCATCCTGCAGGCGGGCGATACCAGCGTCGCTCGTCGCCTCAGCCACGGTCGGCAGTGCGCCGGTGACGGAAGGGCCGCCAGACGCCGCAGCGATCTTGCTGGGGTCGTCAGCGAACCTGTTCAGCGTGCGTCCGACAATCGCAGCGCGGCCGGCCTCGGTGAACGGCTGGATCAGCGACATCAGGGCATTGCCGCCATAGCTCGCAAGCTTTCCGGCGCCGGCGAGCCCAGGGGGCAGGGCGGCGCTGATTGCAGCACCGCGCGCCACGTGCTCAGGGTCGACCAGCGCAGCAGATGCGCCGCCGGTGATCGCACCGCCGGCCGAGCGGATGCCCATCTGGGCCAGCTTTCCGCCAACGGTGGTCGCCGCCGGCATGCCAGTAACGAATCCGCTCGACGCGATCGAGTTGACCAGCGGCGCCGCGCGGCTGGCCACGATGGGAACCTTCGACAGGCCTTGAGCCAGCGCGCCGCCGACAGGCAGCGTTACCGCGATATTGCCGCCGACCCGGCCCAGGCTGAACGCGGTTGAATCCTTGTTCGCCTCGGTGATCGCGTCGAAGTCGGCGTTCTTCGTACGGATGAACTGCTGTGCAGCCTCCGGCAGCGGCAGGTGCGATGCAGCATTCAGCACGGTGCGCCCGATGTCGGCCACGCCCAGAGCGGCACCGGCGCCGAGGCGGCCAAGCATGCTGTCCGGGCTGTTCGGTGCGGCCGTCTTGAACTTCAGCGGGCCGGGCCGCTCTGGGGCGGCGTCGGCCGGCAGCGCCTGGATGTAGGCGGCCAGTTTGCGCGCGCCCTCGGCGTCGCCGGCTGCGTCAGCGTTGCGCAGGGCTGTGTACAGCTCGTCGCGGGTGGGCATTACTTACCTCCGTGTTTTTTCAGCAGGGCCGCGATGTCGTCGGGGACACCGCCGGCTGCCGCTTTCGGCGCTGCAGTAGCTGCGGCCGGCTGATAGTTCGAGCCGGCGTTACGCTGCAGGCCTTCCACAGCCAGCTTCCGGTTTGCAGCCTTCTGCTGGCGAACTGCCGCGCTGTCGCCAGGCTGCGGAAAGTACTGCTTGCGAGCGTTGTCGAACTCGCCGGCGCCAATGGCCGCACCGGATTCTTGGCGCAGCACAGCGTTGATGAAGTCGCGCTGCGCTTGCTCGGCCTTCTGGTCCGAATCGCTGAGCGCAAACTTGTTGGTCGCAGCGCCCAGGGCACCGCCGACCAGCCACGTGTTCTCGACCGTGTTCTTCGAATTGATCGCGGCCGGGCTGTACTGGCCTTCCAGGCCGGTGATGATTTGGTTCGCCGCTGCTGCGCGGTCGCCGAACGCGGCCGACTTGCCCTGGAACTCGGTCATGGCCTTGTCGCGCGTCAGCGGCTTTCCATCCGGACCGGTAACCGCCGTGGCAGTGCCGGTGCGGGGGTCGACGAGAACGCCGCGGGCAGCGTCATACTGGCCCTTGGGCGCCGTTGCCTCGCGCTTCTCGCGCGCCTGCGCCACGCCGAGCTGGCCGCGCGCTACACCAAGCTGGCCCTGCGATACGGCCAGTTGGCCAGCCGCCGTCTGCTCGGTTGCGCGGTTGTGAGCGGCAGTTTCGTTCGAATCCACTGCATCTTTAGCCGACATGATTCCCTGAAGCATTCCGAGCTTCCACTTCTTGAAGTCAGGTTGACTTTGGAGTGTGGCACGTACAGCGGCGGCGGCTTCTGGAGCAAGGTCGCCTGCTTGCTCGTGCAGCGCGATGCTCGCCAGAGCCTGCTCGGGAGACGTAAAGGCAGCGATGTCGGTGATAGCCTTCATCCGGCGGTCTTCTCGCTGATCGTAGGCAATCTTGTCGGTCTCGCCCTTTAGCTTGCCTGTTTGTGCGTCGAGATGCTCACGCGTCGCCTTGGAGTTCGCCAATTCCTGCTGCTGCCTTGTATAAGCCAGCGCCTGCTTCGTATGGCCAGCGCGTGCCAGATCGGCGGCGATCTGGTCAGGAGTGCCGCCGGCAGCAATGGCCGCGCCCAGGGCGTCTTCGCCGGCGCGGTTACGCTGGTAGTCGGCTAGTTCGTTCTGGCGGATCAGCAGCCCGAGGCGGTTTTGCGTCTGCTGCATCACCTCATTGTTGTAGTCCTCGACCGACTTCGGCGGGCGGAGCAGGTTACCGTAGATCGAAGTGTCAACTGCCATACATTCCTCCACCGTAGATACTGGCGCCCTTGTTGAGTAGGCCTGCCAAGATATTGCCCTGGGCCAGATAGCCTGAAGCGCGAGCATTGCCGGCGCCGGTGATGTTTTCCGTTGCGGTATTGGCGTAACGGGCAAGGCTGTTGCTTGCACCGGCCGCATAGTTCTGGCCAGCTCCGCCAAGCGCGGTCGAAGCTACCTGCGACTTATCAGCCAGAGATAGCAGCGGGTTGATCTTGTTCGCGCGATTCGTTTGGAAACGGTCGAATGCAGCCTGGTATTCCTGCGAACCCTGACCCTGACCAAAGCGAGCAGCGTCCTTCAGCGCCGCGCCAGATAACAGCCCGCCGCGCGCAGCAGCGCTTCGTTCCATGGCTTGCTGGCCTTGGTCAAGGCGGTACTGGTAGCCGGGGTCTGCCTGGAAGTCGGCTGCATTGAAGTCGTGCGTCAACGAGCCGTTTCCTTCGCCGCCGGCCGACAGCCCCAGCAGCTGCATCAGGCGATTCCGCGATGTGTTGCCCGCATCGATAGACGGCTGCAAGAGTTCGACGTTCTTGTTGAACATCTTCTCCTGTAGCGCGAGCTGTTGGTCGCTGGTGTCCTTGGCCAGGGCGTTTGCGTCCTTGGCGGACTGCTGCTGCGCTTTCGATGCCTTGTTGGCCGAATACGCGGTAATCCCGGCGCCGAGCACCGCCGCGCCTGCTGCAAACCATGTCATGGCAATACCTCTTGCGGTTGAATTTTGGGTCTATTGAGGGCGTCGTACATCGAGAGCTCGTCAGGTTCGACAAGCTCCGTTTCGGCATCCTCGACGGTAGTAGCGTCCAACACGTGGAACGTCATGCACAGCGCGTCGGTTTCGGCCAGAACCGCGCGTTTCGTGCCCGGCTTGGACATGAAGAGCTTCGGGCCGGTAACGCGCTCGACACCATCGTCGCTCGTGATCACCACGGTGCCGCTGACGATCAGGTAAAAGTGCTCTTTCTTGTGCACCTTGCCCACCACCAGCACGCCAGCTTCACGCCACACCTCGCGGCAGTACATGCCAGCATGGAAGTAGTGCTTCGTCGGCGGCTCGTATTGCGGCAGCTTGGCCAGCTCTGCCTGCAGGCGCTCCACCTTCTGCCGCATCGTCTGCGCCGGCGCCAGCATGCCGCTATAGGTGACCGCGATCATGGATTCGTCTCGTACGCGGAAGCCACGAGATCGAGGGCACCGGCCGCGTCGCCGAAGGCCGCCAGCACGCCGCCGGCTTCGATGGTCTGGCCCAGGGCGCCGTGCACTACACGGGTTTCGCCGGCAGCGACGCCCAGGCCGAACGCGACGTTGCGTGCCACACCGCCCGGCGGCTTTATCGTGACCGTCACGGTTCGCGCGGCGCCGCTCTTGTTCGTGACCGAGCAGGCCGAAATGGTGGTCTTGGTGTTCGTCGGTGCCGTGTACAGGTCCGACGTGCCCGCGCCGAGTTCAGCGCAGGCGATTTGTTTCGGGAGTCGTTGCATTTATGTCACCGATGTAATGATGCCGTTGGAGATGACGACGGTTTTGCCGGTCAGGCTGCCGCTGTAGTTCGCGCCGGACGGGAATTCGGGGAATTCGATCGCGACGTTTTCCGCTGCTGTGATGCGGCCTTGCTGGTCGACCGTGAACTTCGCCACGTGGGTGCCGTCGCCGTAGGTGCCGGGCGTAACCGGTGTGTCCTTCAGCGAGAAGCGATAGTTGGTCAGGGCCAGCGCCGTGCCGGCCGAATAGTCCAGCGGCTGCTGCGTGATATCGGCAGGCTGGCCGCCACCGGGCGCCGGCTGCAGGACCATTTCGGCCAGATGCTCGGCGGGCTGCTGTTGGAACACGTCCGGCATTCCCGCTGGAGCGGGAATCTCGGCGCTTGCGAAGACGTCGGCGCCCATGTCGCCGAATGCGTCACCCACGCGCGACACGAGAATGTCGAGCATGCGCAGGAACTCCGGCGTTGGCGTGCCGTCCGGGTTGGCGATCCGGATTCGCGGCGGGAAGCGGGTCAGGATGCTCATGACGCCCCCGGTTCGCCGTCGACCACCGCGCCCAGCACCGCGAACTTGACCGGATCCGTCATGGTGATCTCCCACACGCGGTTGCGGCCGGAGCCCAGCCGGTTGAACTTCGCCCGGGCACCATACTGGCCGGCGGCGCCGACCGTGGACGTGCGCTCCGGGCTCCAGGTGTGACCGCCGTCGTTCGAGTAGCGCAGCATCAGCAGCGGCGCGGCGCCCTGGCCGTCGTCGACGCCAACGCCAGTTTCCATGTCGATCTGCAGGCCGCTGTAGAACATCCGCTGCTGCAGCGCTTCGCTGGTCGTGGTGCGGCGCAGGCGCAGGATCGGCGCGCCGTCGTCGGTGTTCGCGTCCAGGTCCAGCGCGCAGACGACGCCCAGTTCGAAGTCGCCGACCAGGTGCTCGCCGTTCGCGTACACGTGGCAGCTCGGGCGCCAGCGGGTCAACTGGCCGGTGTTCGGGTTGCGCCAGGCGCGCTCGTGCCAGAGCTGGGTAGCCGCGTCGTAGCACCAGGTCGCGCGGGCGGCGGGGAAGGTCAGCACATAGAAAATGTGGCCTTCCTGCTGGTAGGTGAACGCAAAGGCGTCGTCGATGCGCGGGTAGCTGCCGATTGCGGACTCGATCGCGTGCGTCGAGATCCGAAGCGGCGTGTAACCGTCCGCGCGCCATACGATGCCGGCGCCCTTGTCGTCGGCGCCCAGCCAGAACACGGTGTTGTCGGCTTTCGCCACCGTACCGGCCGCGGCGCATCCGTGCTCGATGAACACATTGCCGCTGCGCTGGAAGGGGAAATCGGCGTTGCCGGTGTTCGCCCACACCTCGGCGGTCTGCTCGCCGAACAGCCAGAGTTCGCGGTGGTCGCTGATGATGCCGACGGTGTTGTCCGGCGAGCCCTCGGCCGAAGCGAAGTCCAGGCCGTTCCACTTCCTGCCGTCGTTCGGTACCTCGTTCATGTAGAACTTTCCGGTACCGTCCCCGGTGACCAGGAACCAGCCGTCCTGGTACGCTGCGCGCGTCACGCCGCGGGGGAAGGCGTCGTCGGTGATGACCGCCAGCTTGGAGTTCGCCACGTCGATGATCCAGCCTTCCTCGCCGTCCACCAGCAGGATCTGGCCGCCGTTCGACGCCATGTCCACCGCGCCGCCGTAGGTGCTGATCTGGCCCAGGGCCAGGTGCTGGTAAGCGCTGTCGACGCGGTAGACGACGTTGCCGGCCACCCACCAGGTGTACGCGCCTGCCGGGATGCCGCCGCGCACCGGCCCGGTCGGGAAGGTCAGCTTGCGCACCGTGCCCGGCGTGCCGTACAGCGCGGCCGGCGCGCGCGGGCTGGCATTGTCCAGCTCGACGTAGCAGTTCAGCGTGCGCTGGGCGTCGGCGTTCAGCGAGCGCGCCTGGTAGGACGGGCCGACGAAGGGTAGTTTCGTGCGCATCAATCTCTCACTTCGAAGCTGATCGGTGCCGACTCGATCGAATGCTCGAGCGCGGCCGCGCGTTTGGCCTGCCAGCGGCTGGCGATGACCTGCGCCCTGGCGTCCGGGGTGTCGAACTTCAGCAGCAGCTCATTGGCGACGCCATAGCCGAGCGCGTTCAGCCAGAACTGCGGAACATCCGGCGCCACGGTGCTGTCGGCATCGCTCACGATGCGCTGGTACTGCAGCGTCACGGCTGGATCGCTATCCGGCACCGGCCACAGGTTCAGTACATGGTCGGGGCCGATGTAGAAGTACGTCGGCGTGCCGGTGGCGCCGCGGTCGATCATCTGCACCCAACGGGCGTGCGGGATCTGGTTCAGCGGCACCTTCTTGCCGTCGACCGAGCGCGAAACGACAGGGGAACCGAAATAGTCGGCTGGCAGCGTCGTGGCCTGGCCAGCGGCCCAGGGCACCGCGGCTATGCCCGAAAGCGCCGGCCAGGCATAGCCCGCCAGCGGCAGCTCCTTGAGCACCGCGTCGAGCGCGCGCAGGGCTACCTGCATGTCGTCACCGCTGGGCACCTCGCCGGCGCCAATGACGCCCAGGTGCTGGAGTGCGTCGGTGCAGACGTCGGCAGCGGCGAGGGTCCAGGCGGTCGACATTTACACCGCCTCGGACGTGAACGAGTAGCGCGGGATCTGCACCGGGTGCATCTTGTCATCTTCGCCCTTGACGTGGGTGTCGATGACGGACGATTTCAGCACATCCAGGATGTGCTCGTCGATTTCGACCGGCACGTTGCGCTTGATCTGAACCAGGCGGAAATTGTGGCCGATGATGACGTCGCCCTTGTCGCCGCCTTCCGGCTCGCTGTGGATGGTGACCTTGTATTTCTTGGGTGCTGCGGCTTCTTTGGCTGCTGCCATGGTTTTCTCCGAAGGAAATGAAAAAGGCCCGGATTCGCCGGGCCTTCAGGACTGCGGGGAGGCGCTGGCGCGCCCGGTTCGTTACGCGGTGGCCAGGGTCTCCAGACGCACCATCCAGGCCTCGTTGAGGATCTTGGTGGTGGTCATGGCCTTCCAGCCGACCGAAGAACGCTGGTTCAGCGCGTCGGTGGTGCCGCCCGAGCCCAGCGCCTTGACGATGGTTTCCATGGCGGCGCCGGCCAGCGGGCAGATGCCGTAGGCGTTGTCGGCCAGGATCAGGGTTGCATAGACGTCGTTCTTCGCGGTGCCCTTGAAGCCGGCAGTCTGCACGGTGGTGGCGTCAGCGAACACCTTGCAGTTCGTCGAGGAGACGAAGCGGATGTTCTTGTAGGAACCGATTTCGTCTTCCATCACCGATTCCTGCGAACCGTAGTCCGAGACCGCGCGGTAGCCGGTGATCTGCTCGAGGTCGAATTCGACGTCCGGGTGCACCAGGGCGATGTACGACTTACGCACGGCGCCCGAGCCGACCTTGTCCGAACCTGCGATGCCGTCCTTGATGAACTTGGCGTTCTGGTTCTTCAGGAAGCGGATCGCCTTGTCCAGGTCTGCGCCGGTGATCTTGTTGATCAGGGCCGCGCGGGAAGCGACGCCGCCGGCGTAGGCCACGTTGGTGCCGGCGACCAGCACGTCGCGGCGCACTTGGTCGATGGTAATGCCGGCCTGGTCGCCCAGAACTTCGGTCGCTTCGGTGATCACCGGGTCTTGGTTGACCATGTCGACCACGTCGGACAGGACGACGTAATCGCCGTACTGGGCCAGGGTTGCGACGATGTCGGTCACCGCCAGGCTCGAACCCGACGGCGTCACGCCTTCGGTCAGTGGGGTCAGCGCCGGAGCCAGGGCCGAGTAACGGCGGAACTTGATCTGGTTGCCGTTCTTCTTGGCGATCGGGCGTTTCTGACCGAAGCGGCCGTGGACGTCGGCGGGAACAGCGCGGGTCAGCAGGTTGCGGTCATAGAACGCCTGATTTCCCGGTGCGACTTGGGTAGTGGTGGTAGTAGCCATGTGAAACTCCTATTTAATAGCCTTTGACGCGGCGGACTTCTGCGGCGAAGTCTGCGTCGCTCATGTTTTGGATGCGCTTCACCTCCGCCAACTGGGCATCGACCGGGGCGACTGCCACGGAAGATTTGCCCGCGCCGGGGACGCTCATCGCGGATTTTTCCTGCTGCCGGGCGGCTTCAGCGGCGAAGCGCTTCCCGACTTGGCGCTCGTGAAACGCCAGTTTTTCCTGCGTGATCACACGAACCACATTCAGAGGGTCCTGCGCGTCGTTGCCCAGGCCTTGCCATGCCGCCGCGATCGCCTGCTGCAGTTCTTCCGGCATGTCGGTCGAGAAGGCGTCTGGATGGGCCTTTTCGATAGTCGACTGGAAGGCTGCGGCACGCTCGGCGGCCTGGTGTTGCGGCGCTGGGTCGGTCGCCACGTAGCGGATTGCCTCGGCCAACTCGGGATTTGCCTCGAGAATGGCTGGCTTGTTCGCTTCGCGGTCACGCTGCTCCTGCTGCCGGCGCAGCGCTGCGGCTTCCTGCGCTGCTTTGGTGAAGGCGGCCTGGTTGTCGCGGGCGACTTTCTCGGCTTTTTCGAGCCGGGCCTTCAGTTCCGCCAGTTCGTCGACAGGCTTGGCCGGCTCCGCGGGCGGGTCGGCTGGCTTGTCGCCGGCTGCCGGCGGATCGGCCGGGGTCGGCTCGGCGGCGGGTGCTGCTGCGGGCTCGGCAGGTGCGGGGGCCGGGGCTGGTGCGAAGCGGCCGCCGGCGTCGCGCGCGGTAGTGGCCTGGTTGGCCGCCGCTTCGAGCGCTGCTGCTGCTTCGTCGTATTGACGCTGTTCCTCTTCGGTGTAGTCGTGTGGCATGAATGCTCCGTATGGGGCGCTTTCGCGCTAATCCACGTTGTCAAAGTGCCGAGTCCGGGTCGGGTAGTTCGGCGGCGAGAATGCTCGTGCGCTCAGCTTCGAGCTGCTCGGGCAAAGTCTGGAGGTCGAGCAGGGCTTTGATGCGGCCGCGCGTTTCCTCGTTGTTCTGGGCGATCAAGCTGCCGGTCAGCTGCTCGATCTGTGCGTTGACCTCGGCCATAAAAAAAGGCCACCCGGGTCGGATGGCCTGCAGCGTCGCTTCGATTTCTTCGAGTCGTGTCATAAGGCGCCTCGTCGGGCGAGCACCATGGCGACTGCCTGCTGCCGGCGCACGATGCGACCGACCTTCGCACGGTCAATCGCACTGCCACAGTCCAGCTGCAGCGCGGCACGACGCTTACCCTCCAGCACGCTGATGCGCGCTAGGCAGGCTGCGATGTCGGTTTGAACGTCAGGGCTGCGCATCGGGTAATCCGATCATCTGGTCATCGGTCGGCATGGCCGGCTCGGGTTGCGGGTCGAACGCTGGCTGGTCTGGGATCGCCATGACCGGTTCTGTCTCAGGCTGCATCGGCGCCGGCTGCGACAGGATCGCCATCATGGTCTGCTGGACGATCGCTGCCACCTGCTCGGGCGTCATGGCCGGGCCCAGCGCCTGCATGCGCTTCGTGTCGGCGTCGAAGGCTTTGATCTGCAGCTCAGCATCTTTGTTGCCAGCGGCCGCTTCGTGATCCTTCACCTCGGCGTGCGCGTTGTTCAGCGCCTCGCCCATGGCCTTGATCTGCTCTTCCATGGCCTGCATCTTTTGCTGGACCTGCGGCGGCAGGTTCTGGCCGTCCTCGTCCTTCAGGATCGGGCTTTCGCGGCCGATCTCCATCACGTCCCAGGTTTGCTCGAGCAACTCGCGGGCATCGATCAGTGGCGCCGTGGCCTGGTTCGACAGGGCGAAGTCGGCGAAGGCGCGGATCTTGTTCGTCAGGATCTCCTTCTGCATGAAGGACGCGGTACCGGTGGCCTTCCACTCCATGAACGAGGTCTTGCCGAACTGCTTGATCTGCTGCCAGGCCTGGGCGATCTCGTCGCCGTGGATGCGACGCACCGTCTCGACATCCAGGTACTTGAGGTTCCATGCCAGAGTGCGCTCGACGATTTCCTCGATCCACATCTCATCGATGTTCTGGATCACCTCCTTGATCGGCAAGGACGAGGCCGACATGATCATGCTGATGCCGGTTGCCGTCTTGTTCAGGTGGCTGCTGTCGTCGCCCTGGGTGTACTTCGTGATGCCGGTGTCGTCGTCGCTGAACTGCTCGGACATGGCGATCATGTCGCGCCAGCCGTCGGTAACGTCCGGCTCGACGTGGTGCATGATCGCGGTCTGTCGCTCTTCCGGCGACAGGCTCGGCTTGAGCTGGTAGATCTTGCCGGGGTACTTGCGGAAATCCTCGGTCGGCATGAACTTGGATCGGTCCACGCTGGCCGTGCCCAGCAGGGCCATGCCTTTGCCTTCCATGACCAGGCGGAACGAAGCGTTCACCACCTTCTGGTGCGGCGCGTTGTTCTCGGCCACGCCGACGCCCCACATTTCATGCTCGACGGCCTCGTAGACGGCGCGCAGGGCAGGGAGCTTGCCGCCATAGGGCGATTCGTCCACCTTTACCACGACGCCGCCGGCCATGATCACGATCGCATCGACCATCTCGGCGCTGTTCGGGACCGGGGTGGCATCGTCCTCAGGTGCGGCCGCGGCGATCATCGACTTGGGCACCTTGCCGAAGAAGCGCGCGACGCGGATCCGGTCGTTCTTGTGCCAGTAGTCGATGTTCGCGCGCAGCTGGCCGGCTTGGTCGCTGCCGCCGGTTGCGGTGTTGTCGCCGGGCGCCTGCAGGGCCAGGTCGATGTTCGTGTACCGCTTGTCCTGCTTCCATGCCGCGACTGTGTGCGGCGATTCCATGGTGGCCCAGAACACGCCCAGGCCGGCGCCGAGGTCGCGCGCCTCCGGGTCGGGAACCACGTCCAGGCTGTTGGCCAGGTCGAAGTAGGGAAAATCGAACTCGTACTTGTCTTCCACCAGCTGCGTCACGCCGAGCGCGTTGTCGGCGCGGGTCTCGACCAGCGTTTCGGTGCGCACGAACGGGCCGAACATGAAGCCGGTCCCGTAGGTGGCCAGTGTGTTGACGCCGGTCTTCAGCAGGCCCTTGAGCCCCATGCGCTCGAACTGCTCGGTCAAGATGTCCTCGACTGCGTCGGCAAAGGGTGCCAGCTGCTCGTTCGTCGGGCTGGTGTCGAACGGCAGCTTGCCGGAACCGAACAGCGCGTCGTTGATCTTGGCGCGGGCAGCGCGGACCTTGTTGCGGGTCGAGCCGATGAACAGGCTGGCGGCCTTCTTCGCCCGCGCCGCGCCGGTGCCGCTGGTGTCGTCGCCGCGCGGGATGCGCATGACGTCCTGGTAGCACTCCAGCATTTTGAGCTCTTGCGGCTTGCGGGCCTGCTCCCAGCCGGTCAGGCGGGTGTGCAGCAGGTCGGCCAGCGCGGTGTGTTGTTGGAGTGGTTCGGTCATCAGAAGTAAAGTCCGTCGTGGTCAGGGGTTGCCAGGGCCAGGGGCTGCATCGAGCCGTAATCCTCGTTGCTCATCTCCTCGGCGTTGATCGCGATGTAGCGCAGGTTGTCGGCGCCGTGGCTCCATTCGTCGTGAAGCGGCGCGCCGGGCTCCTGGGTCTGCTGGTTGATGCTGCGGCGGTATCGCTTGGCGCACTGCACCAGGCGGGCGGCCTTGGTTTTGTCGAAGTAGAAGCGCGGGAACGCCATACGAGTCAGGCGAATGCCTTCCTCGACGCTGGCGTTCTTTGTGATCTTCACGTTCCAGCCGAGCGCCTTCATCACGTCCTCGGCGCTCTTGCCGGTCTGGAAATTTCGGTGCCGGGCGTCGTGGGGCAGGTACATCGTGCCCCAGTTGTAACGCTTCTCCTTCAGCAGGGCCGAGTAGTAGTCGAGCGTCTTGTGGCTGTCCTCGATGTTCTCGATGATGCGCACCTCGCTGCTGTGCTGCTGGACCAGGCTGATCGACATGGCATCGTTCCAGCCCAAGTCAAAGATCAGGTGCACCTTCAGCATCGGGTCGTACGGAACGTTGCAGATGCGCCGCTCGTTCGTCGCCTTGATGACCTCGTCGTAGTAGATCGCGCCAGAGACGGCCGGCTTGCACTTGCCCTCCCAGATGTTTTCGTACTCGGACGCCGGCAGCGTCGCCTTGGCGTGCAGCCGCTCCTTTTCCAGCACGTCGGGGAACCACGGGTTGTCCGTGTAGTTCATGTCGACGATGATCGCGTCTTCCGGCTGGTTCGTGATGAACCGGTCGTAGGTCTCGTCGGTGTCCAGCTCAGGGTTGAACGTGATCCAGATTTCGGAGCCGGGCTTGCGGATCGTCGGAATTAGCACCGACCAGGACCGCTTACTGACTGTCTGCGCTTCCTCGACCCATACGATGTCGCAACCTTCGAACGACTTAATCGAGTCGACCGTCTGTTCGGATAGACCCGAGAAGCTGAACTCGGTGCCGTTGACGCCGCGCACCTCGGTTTCCAGCACGCGGTAGAAGGCAGTCAGGCCCAGCGCCTCGATCTGGTCCTTCAGCAGCTTGTGCACCGACTGCTTGATCGACTTCTGTACCTCGCGCGTGCACAGGATGCGCAGCTTCCGGGTCGAGCCCAGAATCAGCAGGGCGCGCGCCACGCTCCAAGACTTCGCGCTGCCCCGGCCACCCTTGGCGCCCTTGTAGCGAGCTTTCTTCGTCAGCAGGAACTGAAGCTTTTCCGGGAAATCAACGTTCATCGCTCGGTTTCACGAAGTTGATGTTCCAGTTCATGTTGACCGGGTTGTCACCCTGGCCGCCGTGGTTCAAGTCCAGCTTGTCGCCGTAGCGCTTCGGGTCCCACTTGGCCAGCAGCTTCAGGCGCGTCTCGATGCGGAGCTTCGATCGGCTGATCCATTCGGTGTTCGCGCGGTCGCCGTTCTCGCCGGTGATCGTGTCGAACGTGGTCTCGTCGGCAATGGCCAGGCAGTCGGTCGCGATCTGGTCGAAGCCTTCCTCGCGTGCGCGCGCGAAGTCGGCGGAAAAGGTCTCGTGCGCAGCCTTCCAATCGCTGACCGTGCGCGAAGCAGGCATGCGATCGTCACGGCAGATCTGGGCAAGCGGTTCGCCCTTCGCCAGGCGCTGGCAGATTTCGTCCGCAATCTCTTGTGTAAAGCTACTGGGGCGACCGGGCGGCTTGGCCTCAGCCGGTGCCGCACCCTTGCGCGGTGGCTTCGGTTTCTTCTCGCTCATGGTTGCCTTGTGTGTTGGGTGCGTTTTTACGTGTGCGCCTCACGCTCGCCGTGCCTTGGCGGGCAGAGACTATTACGGGCTGACGGTAAAGCTGGTCGGATCGGAGATCAGACGCTTCGTGCCGTCCTTGTAGGTGATGCGGACGATGTACTCGCCGGGCACCGTCAGATCGCCGTCCTTCACCGTGTAGGTGCAGTACTGGTTTGCGGGGAACGTGCCGCCATCGGTGACGAGCGGCGCGGTGCCCAGGACTGCGGCGCCGACGATCTGCGACTTGTCCGGGCGTTCGATCGTCGCCTGCAGCGAGTTCTGCAAGCTCATGTCGTAGGCCACGAACACGTTCACGGCGTGGCCATACTCTCCAACGTTGGCTGTCATAGAAGGCTAGTGGTCAGGTTGATAATTCCGGGGCCAATACTGCTCAGCAGGTTGATCTGCGGGGCAGAGCTGGCCGGGCCGAGCTGGTCAGGAGGTGCCGCCGTAACGGTCACGGCCACAGTTCCCGACTGCGCTGTCTGCGTGCACGCGGCGACCGCCAGGTTGACTGTCTTCGCGCCGGCCGTAACCGTCACCGCGGCGGTGCTGCTCGTATTCGCCTGCGAGCAGGAGGCAACCATTAAGTTGACCTGCGCACTGGCGGCGCCGATCGTGAAGCTGTACGACCCGACGTCAGGAACACCGTTCTTGTAGACCTTCGTCGTGCCGGTGTAGACACCGTCCGGCGCTCCGGTAAACGAAAACGCGCAATCCTCACCAACGGACAGCGCGCCAGCGCTCGGCCAAGACGTGATCTCCTGGCGATAACGACAGCCTGCCGGATCTCCGGCCAGCACGTCGTTTGCCAGCATACCGGGCAGCGCAAAACCGCTCGGCAGCTCGGATGCGAGCAGGCCCACGTACGGCGTGCCCATAATACCCCGCCCGCTGGTTCCTTTGGTCGTTAAACAGCGCAGCATTTAGGCCACCGTCCCCGCTTCGTAATATGGTTTGTCGGTTGCTGCATTCGTACCCTGGACCGCGTACATGCCGTAACCGGCACCGATCGGCAAGCCGGTCAACGTGATAGTTCCGTCTGCAGCCACGGTGCCCGAGGTGTGCGTCACGCTGGTCGGCGCCGCACCAATCCGGCCACCCTGATACCAAGTCACGGCAACGGCAGTGCCGGCGGCGTACAGCGTGCCGGTGTTATTCTCAAGTGGCGACGACTTGAAGCTGCCAGTACTTGCCGCGCTGGTCGTCATCGACAGCTGCAGCGGGACGGAGGCGTTGCTTTGCGCATCTACCGCACGGACCCAAATTGGATACGTGGTGGCTGCTGTCAATCCGACGTACTGCCCGCTCAACCCGGTGCCGTTGTCATCCCAGTTCGCGCCCGAATTCTTGCTGGTCTGGTACTTCGCCACGCCAACGTTATCGGACGCCGCCGGGTAGCTAAACGAAAGGCTGCTCGATGTCGTCGCGCCCGGCGTGATGGCCGCACCGTTCGGCCAGGTCGGGGCAACGCTGTCGACGGCTTGCGTGGTGAAGCTTGCGCTATTTGCGACCGCCGACGTGTTGTTCGCTGCGTCGACCTGGACATAGTGAGCGTAGTAAGTCGCCCCAGCAGTCAGGCCGGTAAAAGCGACGGTGCGGGTGCCGGTTGCGCTGACCGCTTGCGTGCCGCCGCTGGCCTTGATCGTAGCAGCCGTTTCGGTCGCGTTGGCAGTCGCCAGGAAATACAGTGTCCCGCCGCCTTCGTCAGTCGCCACGGTGCCGGTTGCGGTCGTTGCGCCAGTTGCGGTTGCCGTCGGGGCGGACAGAATCGGTGCCGTCGTGTCGGCAGCAGCTTGATATTCCCAGGCGCCGATATCGTACGCAGAGCCCGAGGGCTGCGCCAGTCCGGACGCATCCTGTGCGGTGCCGGTCGTGGTGCCCATGTTGATCAGCTTCGTCGCCGACGCCGTGAGGCGCAAATCTTCGCTGCCGGATACGAGGCTGACGAAAGACGCCGCCAACACGCTGACCTGACCGCCGGTTGTGCCGTAGCTGGCGTTGCTGAAGCTGGCGTTGCTCGTGGCATTGTTCGACGAGCCAGTGCCGGCGGTCTGGTCGTAGTCGGTCGTGAAGTTGACTACGATGTTGTTCTTTGCGACTGGTGCCAGTGCGTAATCCAGCATCAAGCCACGGGTACCGGTGCCCAAGGCGACGATCGTGTTGCCAAGCACCGTAGCGCCGCTGCCGGCCACAACCAATCCGCCCGCGGTGCCCTTCTGGATGACGAAGTTTTTCTCCGCGATGATGCCGACACCGACAAGGTTGACAACCTGCAGAACGGACGTGTTCGCTTCGACGATGTTATAGCGGAACTCGCTGTTGTTCCCGTTCAGCTTAATTGGGAATGTGCTGGACGAGCCGCCCTTGTACTGTATGCCCTCGATCGTGACGGGACAGTTAATCTCAATGCCATACGCGCCACCGACCGTGGAGCGCAGAGCCGCCCCGTTGGCAGGGTTGTACCGCACCGCATTGTTGCGCACATTGGCATTTTCGCGCCAGGAGCTGCCGACGGCTGGACGAATATACAGCCGGTTTACCGAACTCGACCCGCTTTTCGGGGTGAGCGTGACGTTGACGGTGTCCACCGTCTCGCCCGGCATTAGGTTGCAATACTCCGGGCCGGTCATATCTAGGGCGTTGAAGTACGCCTGATACGCGGCCATGTTCGCGAAATCGCCGCCAGTGCCAACGGTTTTTGTTGCCATGTTTTACCTTATGCGGTGAAGGATACGGAAACCCACGTACCGGCTGCTGGGATCGTGACCAGCTGCTTCGCGACAGCGGCCTTGAACACGTCGCTGATCGGCTCGACCTTGACCGTGCAGGCATTCAAGATGTTCGTGACCTGGCAGGACCAGCCTGAAGCTGTTTCGACCACATTGCGGAACGACAAGCCCAGGTTGATACCGCCGACCAGATCGACTTTCGGATCTTGGTCTAGCGAGTGTTCGGTGAACAAGGGATAGCCCTGATCGCGGCGGAACGTGCCGTACGGGTAGCTGTTCGTGATCTGGTTCATGATCGAGCCGGTGCCATGGTCGCCGTTGTTCCAGGCGAAGGCGAAGCCGCGCTTGGTAGTGCGCAGGGCGTCGACCATGTCGATCGAGTCCTGGAAGCTCGCATAGCCGTCATTGCGCCCCAGGCACCAGCCAATCCATCGGACCTTGTTCGCGGTGTTCGACACATACGCGATCATGTCCAGGTAAGCGGCATACGACGTGCCTCCATCCTCGGCCACCAGCAGCGGTGAACTGGCAATTGGCGTGCTCACGAAGCCCGAGCCGCCGGCCGACGTGTTTGCGTACTCCGAAACAGCAAAGGTCGTCGTACCGGTGTCGTGCTTCCAGCGCGGACGGTCGGGATACAGGGCGGCGAACATCGCGTAGCGGCGCACGCCGTAGGACGCGGTGCCCCACGCGCCCATCGAGCCGCCGCACAGCACGCGCTTGTTGTGGTCGTACTGCGTCAGGTTCGCATCAGCCCAGCTCATCATGGCGTCGTAGCGGCGCTCACTGATCAGGTGGACTTTGCCATCGGCCAGCTTGAAGCCGCAGTGCGCCGACTCGCGCCACTGGTTCGCATCGTTGTACCACTTGTCAATCGGGCGAATCTTGACCATCGCGCCGCTAGGGATGACGGACGTGTCATAGGCATAGACCGTGCTGAAACCAAACGTGTTGTGCGAGTCGAAATCGAGATTGTTGACGTCGATCGTGCTCGTGCCAGGCAGTGCCATCGAGCCGCTGACTGCGGCTCGATACTGCCGCCCGTTTTGCTTGTAGTTCGAGCCGCTTGACCCGTGCAACTCGACGACGAACACAAGCCCGTTTTGTGCCGATGTCGGCGCGCCGCTCAGATCTGTATAGCTCAGCGAGTCGAACGTATTGCCGGCGCTCGGCGCGGTACGCCCTCCATAGATCGGCTGACCGCTGGCGACGGCATAGATATCGGCAGGTGCGGTCATGTTCGGTTAGGTTGGCTGGTTAGCGGTGTACGGCACTGCTGGTATGTTCAGGGTGTCGCCGACGTTGTTTGGCAGCTCGTTGGTTTCGTCGGTCACCCACAGCACTTTTGCACTGCCATCGGTGAATGCGACGTGATGGTTTTCGCCGGTACCGGCGGCGGGCGCGGTTGCAGTGGCACTCTTGGCAGCTGCGGTAATCGTGCGGTTGCTGCCCGAACTGGTAATGGTGAAATCGGCGCTTGTCACCGTGACGATCGCGAGCGCGTTCCCGGTCACGGTTGCGTAGCTATCGCCGGCGACATAGTTTTTGATGACCATTTCCTTGGTCGCGCCGTTCTTGATCGCGTTCAGGCCGCCATCCAAAACGTCCGGGTGCACCCACTTGGCCATAACTCACCTTCAAATAAAAAAGCCCGCGCGAGGCGGGCAAGCCTCGACGGGTGCCGAGGCGATAGAGACACGGTACGGAAAGCAAAAAGCCCCGCGTCATCGCTGACTGCGGGGCTTAGGTATCTATTCAAGATGCAATATTGGCATCTAGCACGTATATCCTAATTGAAATATCGCCGAGTAGCAACATTTTTCAGCATCTTGACCGACAAAATCGCCTCAGCAGCAACAAGCGTGTCTGCGAACGATCGCTCAGGGTAGATCCAGGCGGTCGCCAGCCCGAAGGCTTTCCGAACGGCCCACCGTTGGTGGATGGTCAAATCGCTGACCATGACGTCGACGGCCTCACCGCAGGCCATGAATTCCTTCACGTCCTGTGGGTTGGCGTTGCCCTCGGAATGCTGGTGGTCGGCCAAGGTCATCCACCGCGCCCAGGTCTTCATGACGGTGTTGAAAGGGGAGTCGGCTTGTGGGGCTTCAGTCATGGGCTGGGTCATGCGTTGGTCTCCTGCTGCTCGGTCATGCCGAAGCGGATGCAGCGGCCGGCCAGGCACGCGATGCCGGGCGAGGTGGCCAGCCAGAGGGCGAGGGCGGTGATCATGCGCGGCTCCTTTCAGTGGTAGTGGGTGGAACGAGGGCCGAGAACCAGGTCTGCGGTGTCGAAGTCAGGCGCTTGATGTGTTTCCTGAACTGGCGGCGCTTCTGGGCCGCCTGGTGGCTTTCCTTGGCGTCAGGATCGTTCTTCAGTCGGGCCTTCCGGCGCTTGTAGGCTTCGGCGGCGGTGATGACGGGCTTCTTGGCGTCGCGCTTGTCGCCGATCGCGTACAACGGGGCGATGCCGGCCGTCTGCCGCTGCCAGCCGCCGATGTGCACGTGCTTGTCCTGGCGCAGATCGGAAATGAGGTGTCGGGTCCACTGGTGCGACAGGTCCATTTCGGCGGCGAGCTGCAGGATCGTCATCTTCTTTGACTCCAAGAGGCGCATGATCTTCGCCTTCTGGTTGTCGATCTGCAGGTGGCGAGTTGGCGCGCGGCTGGCGACGTACGGAGCGTCGGGCTTGTCGCCAGGGCTGTACTGTGGCGCCGGCCGGCCGCCTTTCGGGTTGTAGACCCATCCGGCCACGTACACGGCGCGCGGCGTCGCCTCCTTCAGCGCCTTCAGGTGGATGTTGATGCCGTCGCGGGTGAGGTGCAGTCGGTCGGCCAGTTCCTGCGCGGTCAGTGGCTTCTCGGCGATGGCGGACAGGATGCGGCCGCGCTGGTATGCTGAACGTGGTTCGATCACTCCGGGATGGTGACGCATTACGCTGCCTCCTTCAGTGCGCGCAGCTTGGCGCGGTAGGTGTCGCGGATTTCCTTGGCCTGCTCGATCGTGAACTTCGCCGGCGGATGCTCCTGTTCGAGGAACGCGACACGCTCGGCGCCGATGCGGGCGATCAGTCCCAGACGGTATTCGACTGCGTTGCCGCTCTTATGCTGGTTGCAGGGGACGCACTGCTTGTGCACGTTGTCCTCATGGAAGCGCAGCGCGGGCTGGGCGCCGACCGAGCGATAGTGGCCGGCGTCGTAGGCACCGGTGTGGTGCCGGCCGCACGAGATGCAGGGCAGGGCGGCGTCGCGCTCTCGGATAAAGGCGTTGAATGCGGCTTGCGCGTCCTTCAGGTGCTCGCTGCGCGTCTTGAGCGCTGCCTTACGTTCGCGGGTCTGCTTCGCGTCCAGGCGCTGCCGCTCCTTCGCAGCATGCACGGCCGCGCATTCCGGCCCGCATACCTTGTGCCCCATGTTCCGGGGTTGGAAGCGATTGGCGCAGCCCTTGACGGCGCACTTGCGGGTTCGTTTCGGGCTCAGGCTGCCCGAGCGGTTCAGTGGTGATCGGAGCATGTCCGGTATCCTTGTTTTTGTAGTCGCCCGGGCTGGCCGGGCGGGGTAGCGGTTACAGCGCGCGTAGGAACTGGATGCGATACTTGCCGTATTTGGCGCGCTGCTCTTTTTCGCAGTAGCGACGGAATGCGGCCTCGTGGAGCTCGCCAGGCAACATCTCGATCGAGTGGCCGCACATTCCACCTTTCCACGAGCCCTTCTCAGGGCCGACTTCCTTCTCGAATTTGATGTCGAGCGAGCGATAGACACGCGCGCGGCGGAACAGCGAAAGCCACTTGAACCAGCCTGTGCCGAAGCGGTATTCGCGCTCCTCGATGTGCGCTTGCACCTGCGCGATTTGACCGTCATAGTCGGCAATTTCGAATCGAGCTTTCGGCACTGCTTCCTGGGCGGCCCAGCGCTCCTCGAATTTCTTGCGATCGCGGTCGTATTCGACATAGGCCTGCTGGCCGCCTAGGTCAAATAAGGCAAAGCGCACATGGCGCCATTGCGTCCAGGGCAGATGCCTGCACCAGCTCTTCGTGGTGACGCTGTCGTGAGTCTGCGGCCCGAGGAAGACCTGCAGGAAGCCGTCGTCATACCTGAAGCCGAACTCACGGCTGTGCACCTCCCAATATCCGCCACCGGGTTTGCTCCATGCGTAGCGGGACGTATCGACCCAGCGGCGATATTTTTCGATCAGCTGCGGCAGCTCGACCAGCAAGGTGCGTGAGCGAAGGTAAATCCGCAGGTGGCAAGTGTCCTCATCGTCGCCAGAGTCCAACACGATGCCGATGGGCTGGCTTCCTTCGCGGCTGATGCTCCACGTAATCGGGCCGAAGTGGCGATCGTTGCCGCTCCAGCGACGGTTACGGCCTTGTAGCAATGTCATCATGTGATGCGTCCCTCGTTTTGGTGGTTGCTGCGCTCGCGCGCGAAATGGTCACGTTGCGTTGCTGCTTCTTGTGCGTCCACGATCCGCGCGCCAGGAACAGCACGCACGGCTGATCGTCTGCGGCTGCCGCCCTGTCGAACTCCTCGCAGTGGCTGGCGATGTATTTGGCGCATGTGCCGCAGGGCGGGTGCTCGCGGTTCATGCTGGCTGCTCTAGGCCGCGCTCCATGGCCTGCTTCGCGAACTTCACCTGGATCGGCAGCAGGGTCTTGTCGCCCTTCTCCTCGCGGTACAGGATCCGTTTTGCCAAGGCCTTGTAGTCACGGCCGGCGGTGATGACAGCAGGGAAGAGGACGGCGGCTTCGAGCTCGATCTTCAGGCTCATGCGCGCCTCCCGTCAGCGATGTGATGCACGGTCGCCGCCGGCTGGCCGCTGGTCTTGCGCGCGTCCGCCCAAGTGAAGGCGCAAATGAACGCGTTTTCGTGGAGTCGGCTGTGCACGCGGTCGCCGACGTACTTGGCCAGGTCGGTCAGCGGCTGGTTGCTGATCGCGATCACGGGCTTCTGCTCGTTGTAGCGGCGATTGATCACCTCGGTCAGCAGCAGGTTGGCGTTCTCGCGGTCCGGCTTGGCGTCGATCTCGTCAAGGATCAGGACGTCGTACTGCACGAAGCGCAGGATTTCGCCCTCCTGGCTTTTCTTCTCGTCGCTGTAGCTCGCCTGAATTTCGCTGATCATCCCGTTCGCTGTGATGTAGCGGATCGAGCGGACAGCGTTTTTGATCAGCGATTGCGCCAGGTCGCACGCCAGCAAGGTCTTCCCGGTGCCGGTGGTGCCGGACAGGATCAACGCGCCCCAGGCCGGCTCGCCGAGGATGAAGTCGCGGAACAGGCGCGTCGTGTGGCGCACGCCCTTCTGCTCCGGAGTCGTCGCGACGAACTTCTGGTCGACGTACTTCTTCGGGATGGTTGCGGCCGCCATCAATGAGGCGGACCGTTCAGCCTTCCAGTTGTCGTGCGCTTCGGTTGCCAGAACGGCATCGAGGCAGCGCGGGCAGTGCCAGGCAGCGCCGGTGCGCACCAAGACGTCGGCGGCGCCGTGCTGCTCGCAGGAGCCTGCCAGCATCTGCACGCGGCCGGCGAGGGCAGGGATTAGGCCTTGAATCGGTTCCATGGGCATCTCCTTCACAGCGGGCTGTCGTCGTCCAGGTCGGCGGCGGTGACGCCCCGCGCGGCCAGTCCGGCGTTCATTGCGGCCACGTCCGCCGAACGGTCAACGCCGGCGAAGTGGAACTTTTGCGAGGTGCCGGCCGGGCGCGCTGTGCCGCGGCGCTCAGCAGGGTTCAGCAGGCGCTCAACGATCGGCGCCAGATACTGCGGCGGGATTGTCTCCTCGCCCTTGTGCTCGCGGGCGATGCGCACTGCCTCGGTCAGGGTGTCGATCGAGACGCCCTTGGTCGCCCAGCCGATGACGGTCGGGTGTGTCGACAGGGCAGAGACGCCGAGCGGGCGCAGGGCGAGAGTCAGGATCAGGGCGGGGTCGGTCGGCTCGGGCAGATCCTGGCGAGCAGGCAGCGGGGCAGCCTTCGGTGCATCCGGATCAGTCGGCCCGGCAGGCAGATCGCCGCCGCCCACCGGCGCGCTCGCGTCGGTGGTGGTTTTGTCCTGCTCGTTTTCTTCTCTTCTCTTATCTTCTTTAGGTAACGCTTCGGTAACGCCGTCAGCAGCTTTCGCTAACGCTTGCTGCGTTACCTTTGCGTTACCTTTGTGATTAGCCACACGTTTTGCAGTCTGTGCGCGCTGTTTTGCCGATGCTCCGTTGTGCTCGTCGAAGCGAACAACGGTAACGCTGTCACCGTTATCGATAAGCCAACCGATCGTTACCAATGCGTTACCGAAACCCTGAATCCCGGCCTTGCGGTCGATGGCGCGTACAGTCATCCCGGCAAGTACGCCATCCGACGAGTGCTCATCGGCAGTTGCCCAGATCCAGTACAGACCGCCGATGACGGCGGCTTCGCACTGGTCGGTAAGGTCGCACAACTGTGAGACGCGCGGGTCGTCCCACAAGTTGGTGCGCATCTTTATCCATTCGCCGGCCATCGTCAGTGCTCCCTGTCCAGTAGGTTCGCCTGGCGCGGATCGAGATCCTTGGCGACGTAGATGAAGCCCTTTTCGCAGTGCTCGAGTTCAGCGCGCGCAGCGGCGATACAGGCCCGCGTGCAGATCGCCGACGTCTGGCCATCGAACAGGCAGCCGCGGCAGCTGGTAGCTGGGCGAGTCGTGAACTGCATCGACTCAGGAATGAGAGGTGCACCACGGTGGCCGAGCCATTCCTTGACGCTTACGAGGCCGGTCATGCTGAGCTCCTGCTGTCGGTCAATTCGATCCCGTACGCCGGCTCAACGTCAACCACAGCGGCTGGCGCAGAATCAACGATGGGAGAGGGCATGCCCGGTGCGCGGGTGATGGAAAAAAAGGTCATGCTGCCTCCTTGCGGATTTCGCCCATGACGCTGACGTGATCGATGCGGTGACGCTCGCGGCGCATGACTTCGTCGGCAGCACGGTCAACGTCGACAGCGCGCGAGTTCTCGAGCTGGGCATCATGGATTTCGAGGGCTTCGTTCAGGGATTGCAGCTCAGGGCCGGTGAAGACGAAGCGGCCGGCGTTCTGGACTGCGCGCTTGCCGACTTTCAGCATTGCGTCCTGGGCGGCGGCCAGCGCAGCCGTGAATTCGGCGCCGATGCCTTGCTCGCTCATCACGTTGGCAATGTTAAGGACGCCGGCGATACGCTTCCAGTCGTCGAGCGTGCCGCGACCTTGGGCCAGGTTCGTCATCGCGGCATGCGTCTTGACTTGGTTCTTGCGCAGATGGGCGTGATGGGCCGATCCCATTCCGCCGAAGATGGCGAGAACGTTGTTGGTCGACCCCTTGGGGATGTACTTCTTGTTGCGGGGCTTCTTGGTCTTCATGGCTGCCCCGCTTTCGCGTCGTCGATGACGCGGCGCAGTTCCCGGCGCGCCATGCGCTCGGCCTGCTGTTTCACGGGGTCGCCTCGGTGCGCGATCGCGTCTTTGTCGATTGCGCGCCAGATCCGCGCCTGGAGCTCTACTGGGCTGGCATTTCTCTTGGGTTGTGCGGTTTGTGTCATGGTCAATTAGTCATCAGGGGTTGGACTTCCCATGCACCGGCCTCAAAGACGCATGCGCAGAATCGGGCGGGTGGTGCGGCTCGGCAGCAGCATGGCCATGTTCTGGCCATAGGCTGGGCGTTCCACCTGGGTCTGCCGGCGCTTATTCTTCTGCTCCGTGATCCAGGCTTTCGCCAGCTTGCGCAGCAGGGGACTGTGCTTCTCGTCGGCTGCTTCGCATTCCTGTTGCAGTTCGACGAACTCGTCGGCGTTCAGCAGGGTTTTCACTTCGATGTTGCGTGGTGCCATGGGGCTCTCCTTGGGGCGTTACAGGGTTTCGGGCGCTTCGAGACTTCAGGGGCGTTTCGATACTTCGGGTACTTCTGTTGCTCAAGGGCTTCTGCCTGTGCGCAACTTCTTGGGCGCACAAAAAGCCGCGTTGTTACTGCGGCTGGGAATCCTGTTTTCGACGGCGCTCAAGCTCTGGCCAAACGCGCCGCCATTCGTTGGGGAAGAGTTCCTTCCGCGTGACCAATCCACCGGTGGCCGCTTCGATAGCCGCGCCATACTCCAGAGGAACAGGTCGCTTGCCAGCTGCCCAACGACTTACGTCCGGCGCATGGGCGCCGATGGCTTTAGCTAGTGCCGCCTGGCGGCCGCGCTCTTGAGAGAGGTAAGTTTTGATGTCCATGGCTTCAGTGTATAGCGATTCGCTAAAGACCGTCAATAGCGAATCGCACATTTCAAAGTTTAGCGAAGTGCTATGTAATGCTCGGATGCAAACAAACGATGAAATTCGGCGGGAGAATCTTGAGGTCGCGATCAAGCGCTTCGGATCGGCCGCCAAGCTGGCTGAGGCGGCAAATACCTCTCCAGCGTATTTGAGCCAGATCAGAAACCGCACGCCCGACAGCAAGACGGGTACGCCGAAGATGATGGGGGACGCTATGGCGCGCCGGATCGAGGCCGCGCTCGGCGAGCCTGATGGGTGGATGGATCGGTCGCACCTGTTCCAGGAGCCAGCTGCGCAGCCCGCAAATGACGACTTGCCGCCTTTGCCGCCAGGCGCCAGGCGCATACATGCGTCCGATCAGGATGACCCGACCATGACGCAGATCATGAAGGTGAAGCTGAGGGTGCAAGCAGGCATTACCGGCTTCCAGGTTGAGCCCGAACATTACGAGGGCGAGACTCATGGCGTCCCGACGAACTGGATTCAGCGCGAAGGCCTGAACAAGGGTTCGCTGATTTCCATCGTCGTCCGCGGCGATAGCATGGAGCCGAGCCTGTACGACGGCGACACGGTCGTGGTGAACACGGCCGACAGGAAGATGGTTTCGGGCGCTGTCTACGTGATCAATTACGAGGGCGAGGCAGTGGTAAAGCGGATGCTGCGCGATGCCGGCCAGTGGTGGCTCGCTTCAGACAATCCAGACCAGCGGAAATACCACAGACAGATGTGCAAGGGCGCCGAGTGCATTGTCATCGGCAAAGTAATTCGCAAAGAAAGTACGCATATATGAACATATTCGAAGGTGCGCGAAGAATCGCCAAGGTAATTACCGTTCTCGTAATTGCAACTGCGACTTTAATTTCATTTACGACGCATCCTTATTTTAATAAGTATTACGCTTATACGCCAAGCGGGGGAGTGCGTTCGGTCGATGGATGTGACGGTGGGTATTCATTCTTAGCTCACGTGAAAGATACTCCTAAATGGAGCACTGTGACAATGTGTGGCTATAGCGAAGGACCGAGTGAAATAGAACTAAGCAGTGCATCAGTCGAAATTATTAATCGGGAGATTTCTGCTCGGGTTGCGTCTAGTATTGGAGAGACGGCCGGAGGAACGATTGCAGGACTGGCCATAGGCTGGCTTTTAGTTTGGTGCATCGGTTGGATCATTCGCGGATTTCTTGGAATTCCACGCGGACAGGATTACCGCATCGCACCAGTAGAGAAATAGTTACAGTCCCAACAGGAGGCGCCACGGCACGCCATTATGCCGAATTAGGGAGGTAAAATGAAGCGAATACTCGCAGTCGTTTTATTGATTTCAACTGCATCAGCTTTTGCCCAAGTTCACGTTCGCGGTTATACGAAAAAGGACGGCACTTACGTCGCTCCGCATGAACGGACCGCACCGAATCACACTAATCTCGACAATTACAGCACCAGAGGCAATATCAATCCCTACACTGGCAAAGAGGGGACGAAAGAGCCGGATTACGGTTATCAGACTCAGAGGGCGACAACGATCCAGCCGATTCAGCCAGCACAGCCTACTCAGCAGCCTATTCAACCAACCCAACCCATGCAATCTGCGCAACCCGCGCGCAGGTTCTGACATCCCGGCTACGTCCCTAGCCGAGCCACTACAAGCCCCGCAAGACGGGGCTTTTTTGCGCCCTTTCGCTAAGGACATGCGGGTCATCCTCCCCGGGCGCACCTATACCCTCAAAAGAATTTAGCGCATCGCTACAAATTTCGCTTGCAGACTTTAGCGAATCGCTATAAAGTAACTCCATCGCAACCGAGCCCGCGCGCAAGATCCCAATGGCAACCGAGCCCAGCAGGGCCAGATGGAGAGCACGATGTCACGATTTTTCATATTCATCCTGGTGGTCTGGAACCCGTTAGTGGTTCTGGCCGCAGGGTTGGCAGTCGATAGGTTTGGCCAGCAGCTTGGCAAGCTCGGCTTCACCGGTTTTATGCTCATCTTCTATGCCTTCTTGCTAGCGCTCTTTGCTCCCTGGGTGTGGGACGCGTTCGGCAAGAAAGGAGCCTGACATGAACCACCTCAAGCTTCAAGAACAGCGCTACATGGTCAGCCCCTGCGGCTACATGGCCGACTGGTTCGCTGCGTTTGAGATTGCTGACGAGTGTCCTGGTTGGACTGACTGTACCGAGATGAGCGACGTTGAGCTGCAGCAGCTCATGGAGCGCCGGATGGCCGCCGCCGATCGTGCCAAGCGCGAGAGCCGCGAAGAAGACCGCGCCGACCGTGCGCAGTGGTACCGCGAATACGACCTGGTTCACGTTTGACCGAAGCCCCGCGCCTCGGAGCACAACGCGCGGGTTGCCTACTCCAGGTCAGGAAAACGGAGCAGTGGGATCTGAAATGCCCTGGCAGCCTGGAACAGACAGGCACTACAGCAGAGTGGCCCAACTGGACATTTCATAAACCGTCTCAGTCTTTCGGGGGGAAGCGGGCCGCTCTGCTGTGGTCAACAACAACCGCCGGCGGCGCCGGCCAGAACGAGGAGCAGAGCATGACCTTCCGCATCACCTTCAAAGACGCAGCCGGCACGCCGCACACCCGTATCGAGACTGGCGATTGCGACACCCTGATGGACGCGGCCTACGACGACGGCGCCATGGTCCTGAGCATGCAGGTGCTGCCGTGATCCGCTTCCTCGTCTACCAATACCGCTTCGGCTGCCGCGTAGGTTTCGGCCGCCGCCATGCGCTGACCCGCGCTATCAGCCTGTACCGCCACGGCTTCTAATCCGCAGCACTCACAAACCACGCCGGCACAGTCTCGGCAGAAAGGAAACAAGATGTCCACCGCACTCGTAGTCCAGCAGGCGTCGAAACTGGCCGGCCTGTTCAACATTCCGGAGACCGGGGACCTGGTCAACGTCCTGAAGGCGACCGCATTCAAGGGCCAGGTGTCGGACGCGCAAATGTCCGCGCTGCTGATCGTGGCGAACCAATACCGCCTGAACCCCTGGACGAAGGAGATTTACGCCTTCCCGGACCAGAACAACGGCATCGTGCCGGTGGTGGGCGTCGACGGCTGGTCGCGCATCATCAACGAGAACGCGATGTTCGACGGCATGGACTTCGAGCAGGACGAAGAGAAGTGCACCTGCATCATCTTCCGCAAGGACCGCAGCCATCCGACGCGCGTCACGGAGTACCTGAGCGAGTGCAAGCGCGGCGTGAAGCCGTGGCAGACGCACCCCAAGCGGATGCTGCGCCACAAGGCCATGATCCAGTGCGCGCGCTTGGCGTTTGGCTACGTGGGCATCTACGACCAGGACGAGGCCGAACGCATCGCCGAGGTGGACATCAACGCCCGCCCAACGCGCCAGGGCGCCGCCGCCGTCGCCGAGCAGGCCATGACCGTCGAATTCACCGAAGCCGACGAGAGGCTGCTGGCCGACCTCGAGGCGGTTGCCGACACCGGGCTGGCCGCGCTTGAGGAATCGTGGAGCCGCCTGACGAAGGATCAGCGCCGCGCGCTGGCGTCGCACCTGCCGAGCCTGAAGAAGCGCGCCGAAATGGTCATCGATGCGGAGGTGCCGAATGCTTGAGCGACTGTCCAACCAAGGCGGCACCGACTGGCTCCGTGATCGCGCCGGCCACGCCACCGCGTCCTGCTTCGCTGACATCCTGGCCACCGGCCGCAACGGCCAGCCGCTGAAGGCGCGCGAGGACTACCTGATGCGCCTGGTGGTCGAGCGCATCACCGGCGAGCCTGTGCAGACGCCCAGCAGCTTCGCCATGCAGTGGGGCACCGAGGCCGAGCCGTATGCCCGCTCCGCCTATGAGGTCGAGACCGGCGCCACGGTGCGCGAGGTCGGCTTCAAGAAGCACCCGGTGCACGCCTGGATCGGCGCGTCGTCTGACGGCCTGGTGGGCGAGAAGGGCGGCATCGAGATCAAGTGCCCGCACAACAGCGCGATCCACCTGCTGACCTGGGAAACCGGCATGCCCGAGCATCACACGCCGCAGGTGCAGGGTCAGATGTGGGTGCTGGGCCTGGACTGGATCGACTTCTGTTCCTACGACCCGCGCATGCAAACCGGCGCCGAGCACCTGAAGCTGTACCGCCAGCGCATCGAGCGCGACGAAGCCTACATCGCGCAGCTGGAAAAGGACGTGCTGTCGTTCCTGGCGCAGGTGCAGGCGAAGATCGATCTGTTCATGGCCTTCCGGGAGGCGGCATGAAAGAGCTCGTGCTGACCAAGGCGCCGGGCGGCGCGCTGATCCCGGTTGATCCGCAGGCGGTCGAGTTCATCAGCAAGTTGAAGTTGGGGCAGGGCGTCACCGCGGCGATCAAGCGGCACCGGAACCCGGCCTTCCACCGCAAGTTCTTCGCGCTGCT